GACAACCCAAAGGGCTTTATCTTCTACTTCGAATCTGAGTCTGCTATCTCAAAGCAGATGCTTGAAGAACGCGGTGTTGATACGAAGCGTATCGCAATCATGCCTGTTGCTACTATTCAGGAGTTTCGCACTCAGGCTGTGAAGATTCTTGATAAGTATCTTGAACAAAAGGGTGAGCGTCTGCCTATGATCTTTGTTCTCGACTCTCTCGGTAATCTTTCCACTGAGAAAGAGATGGCTGACATTGCAGATGGCAAAGATACGAAAGATATGACTCGCGCTCAGCTTATTCGCGGTGCATTTCGTGTTCTTACCCTGAAGTTGGGTAAGGCGAAGGTGGCTCTTATTGTGACCAATCACATCTATGATGTTGTTGGTGCATATATTCCAACAAAGAAGATGGGCGGTGGTTCTGGTCTTGAGTATGCCGCATCTACAATCATCTTCCTTTCGAAGAAGAAAGATAAGCAGTTAGATGATGAAGACGGTCGTACTGGTGCAGTGATTACAGCGCACACTAAGAAGGCTCGTCTTACTATTGAAGACAAGAAGGTAGAGACGTGGCTGAACTATGCTGACGGACTTGATACTTACTATGGTCTTCTTGAACTTGCTGAGAAGCATGACATTATCAAGAAGGTCTCAACGAGATATGAGTTTCCGAATGGTGACAAGGCATTCGAAAGCCAGATAAAGAAGAATCCAGAAAAGTATTTCACTCAAGACATTCTCACTCTCATTGATGAAGCATGTAAGCGTGAGTTTCTGTATGGTAAAACTTCAACCAATGATGTAGAAGAAGTTGAGGAGGAAGAAGATGCTTGAGAAAAAAGACTTTCGCTTTCGAGATGATATGAATCAGGGCGTTGAGAAGAACACAGTACCCATAGAAATCTTGACTGAGCCTTACAAAAATGTTATATTTCGATATACCACTGTCGGTGTCAAAGAGATGGAAAACGGAACTGCTGTTCTCAGATTTCAGTATGACTTACTTGATCTGGCAGAGTTTTCCGAAACAACTCTGAGAAACGACAAACGCTTCGAAAAGCATCTTGGTCTTCTACTCAATCATCTTATTCTAGAATCTGCGGAGCATGAACATAATGAGTCTCGAAAAGACAATCCTACGGAATCTTCTGACGAATAGGGACTACTGCACTAAGGTTATCCCTTTCGTCAAAGAAGAATACTTTGTAGGTGAAGACAAAGTTCTTTTCAATCACATCAACTCATTTGTGTTGAAGTACGACCAGAGCCCCACTGTTGAGGCTCTGGTTATTGAGATTGATAATGCGCGAAACGTCACTGAAGATGAAGTTAGATCATGCAAAGAAACTCTTGAGACGTGGCGCACGCACGAAGAACAACCAAATGAGAAGTGGCTAATCGATAGCACTGAAGAGTTCTGTCAAGAGAAAGCCATCTATCTTGCCATGACTAAATCTATTGAAATCATGAATGGTAAGAACCAGACACTTCAGAAGGGTGCGATTCCATCAATTCTTTCTGAAGCTCTTGCTATCTCTTTTGATCCCAACGTTGGTCATGATTACTTCGAGAATGCAGATCAGCGGTTTGATTTCTATCATCGTGTAGAAGAGAAGATACCATTCGATCTTGAGTTCTTCAACAAGATCACAAAGAATGGTTTGCCTAAGAAGACATTGAACATTGCACTTGCTGGCACTGGTGTTGGTAAGTCGCTGTTCATGTGTCATTGTGCAGCAGCGAACATCTCTGCTGGCTACAATGTTCTATACATCACAATGGAAATGGCAGAAGAGAAGATCGCAGAACGTATCGATGCCAATCTTTTGAATGTTGATATTGCTGATCTTCAAGCACTATCGAAAGACATGTACGATAAGAAGATCGCTAACGCAAAGAACAAGGCTCAAGGCAAACTGATCATCAAAGAATATCCAACTGCATCCGCATCTGCTCAACACTTTCGCAATCTGCTGAACGAACTGAGATTGAAGAAGAGTTTTGTTCCTGATGTCATCTATGTTGACTATCTGAACATCTGTTCTTCGTCTCGCATCAAGACAGGATCAAATGTCAATTCGTATACCTATATCAAGAGCATTGCAGAAGAGTTGCGCGGTCTTGCCGTTGAGTTTAATGTGCCTTTGATTTCTGCAACACAGACTACGCGCTCAGGATATTCTAGTTCCGATGTCGAACTGACCGACACATCTGAGTCGTTTGGTCTTCCTGCAACCGCAGACTTCATGTTTGCATTGACTACGAACGAAACTCTAGAGCAACTAGGTCAAATTCAAATCAAGCAATTGAAGAACCGCTATAACGATCCCACCGCAAACAAAAGGTTTATTGTGGGTATTGACAGAGCGAAGATGCGTCTGTATGATGTTGAGAACTCGGCACAGGTAGATATTGTCGATAGTGGACAAGATACACCCGTGTTCGAAAAGTCTTCGTTTAACTCTAAAGACAAGTTCAGAAGGCTGAAGGTGAACTGATGAGAGGATACTTCGCTGATATTGTTGCACCATTCTTAGTCGGTGGTGCGCTTGGTGCATACTTTACTTTCATAATAACATCTACGATTGCAGGTAATATGGATCGTAATACCTACAAGAAGTGCCGTTATTATGATCAGCCGATTGAACGCTGTGTTCAGGAACTTGGTTGGGAGAAGAAGTGATGGACAAGTGGTGGAACTTTCATCCGATTATTGCGCCATTACCAAGAGGATTTATGGATGATGATCGTTCTCATAAAGAAGCGAAAGAGTGGATGAATAGAGCCACCGACGAGATTGAACGCCTACACGCACGAGAGGCGCTGCTGCGGGAGGCGCTGCTGTTCTATGCTACAGAAAACAATTGGCTAGATGGAAAAACAGACCGGACACCGAGCGGAGCGATCATCTCAACGCCAGACTCCGTGGCAAAAGATTTCGGAGACAAAGCCCGCGCCGCACTTGCTGAACAGGAGGCGAGGTGAAAACGCTCGCTTGCATTTTCGGGTTCCACCGATGGAAACACTCGGAGATTGTTAAGACACAATCACAGACTATAACGACCGGCAAAATCACTCTCACTCTCGGCAGTCGCAATTTTTACTATCGTGAATGTGAGCGATGTAGAAAGTTCGCACAATACTACCCAACCGATACTACCACACTCACCAAACAGGAGAAGAAGTGATGATCGATGTGTCGGTCGATAGAACCCATTATCTTCGCGATCTGGAAGAATTGAAAAGATTGCGCCAAGAGAACGAAAACCTGAAGAGAAATAATTCGTGGGTTAGGTTTTCGCTCACCGAGATTATGTTAGCTGCAAAGTCAGTACCTTATGAAGGACAACTAACACATATTGAAGAAATTGCGCGCATGGCATTGGATAAAATGTTCACCGAACAGGAGAAACAAAATGAACCGTAGATCATTCTTTAAGTTTTTACCTATTGCACCAGTTGCTCTTGTTGCAGAAGGCGCTCGCGCTGTAACGACCGATGAAACTCCTCTTGATGATGGTGTTAGAATGACACTTCATGGATCAAAGAAAGTAGACGGCACCTGTATGAATCTAAGTGCAGGTATTTCATCAACTTTTACCGTAATGGATGATACAAAATCAGTCACCATGTCTGTAGGTAATGACGGTCGTCTCTGGATCAAGTCTAAGAATAATGAGTGGAGGCGAGTGGTAACAGAATGATTTATGTTCTGATCGTTGTTTCATATTTTTCTGGTGCAGGTGGCAACGGTCAGAGTGTCACCTTCCAAGAGTTCAATAACTACAATGCATGTATGTACGCACTGAAGGTTATTGAAGAGAAGAAGAGACATGGTTTTGCTTGGGATAACTATAAGTTGGCTTGTGTTCCTAAAGGAGAAGCAAAGTGAAGAAGTATGATGTTGTTGTGATCGAAGACGAAAAGAATTTTCTTTGGGGTGTTTTGGAGAATGCGACTGAGCAACTAGTTGATGTCTACTTCTTCGAAGATGAGGCGCAAGAGACCGCTAAGTTCTATGAGCATGGTGGTGCTTTTGACGGCTTTACACCCGCCTTCATGCTGCGAACAGTCAAGTCACAGTCTGACTTGAACGAAGCCTTTGAGCAGAGGTTCATGGTCTAGCCTAAAAACGTTTTCAATAAAATCAGAGACTTAGAAGTGCGACACATTGTCGCACTTTTTTTGCTTGTATCTGCCGTCAAACCTGATATTCTAACATCATAGACATTGAGAAAGGGGTTAGATCATGCTCAACAGATTCTCCTCCGCCTTCTTCAACCTCTATTCCGAAATCCCTCTCGAAGACCGCTATGGCATCTACTGCACCGCAGAACGTCTTGCTCAGCTTCGTAACGTTTCGGTACAAGACATCTTCTCTGGAGCCTATATGAATACTGAAGCTGCCAAGAAGTTGATCAGCCTCGCTAAGGCTCTCGGCGAATCCCGCTAACAATATGGTCAACTCCCTTCGATAGGGGGTTGACACACAGACCGAATCACCATATACTCTGAATATGAGTTGGAGGTTGTCATGGCTAAGAAGATGAAGCTGTACGAAGTCTGTGGCCAATATAACATCATCGTCAATTCTGATCGCACCATACCTCAGAGTGTTACCAAGTTCTATTGGGCTAAGTCTGAGGATGATGCTCTAGATATGTTTCGGAATTACTTCAACACGGTTGAGTATGAGATTGGTTATACTGATTTGGTAGAGTTCGTTTTCGATTACTCAGAAATTGTCGGTTGTTACGCTTGACAACCAGACCGAATCAGGGTAAGATACATACATAGTCGAGAAACGGAGAACGTCATGCAAGATGATACTCGTGAAATTGCTAAGAAGATGTGCCGTGCATTGGTTGAGTCTAGGGGATGTGAATATGCAACGGGATATCTTCAATCGTATCTTGTCAGCATTATCGAAAAATATGTGAATGATCCGGCTGATAGGATTTTGCTTCACATCGAAATGCTGAACATCGCAATCGACAACAAGCTTGACAAGATTGGAGCGTAACCATGGATACCATAGCTATGCTTTTCATCTTCGGTCCAATGATCGTTTACTGTCTGGGTGTAGCTCTGGCTTTTGGTTGTTATAGTTACGCCGCCTACAAAAATAAGTCTTGACAGACTGAACGAATCACGATAAGATAGTATCAAGATCGAGGAACGGAGATAGTCATGTCCAACACCCTTTTTCCCAACGTCAAGTATGTCACCGAGCGTCGTCAGTATCGCAATGATTATACGACCTATACGGGTTTCGAGGGTTTCGAACAGATCAAGGAATACGAACAGTATCTCAAAGACAATCTCTATGTCTACTTCCCTGAGATCACTCGTCGTTGGGAAGAAGACGGTAAGTTCTTCGCTGAAGTAAAGATGGCGAGTTCTTGCTAATCGTAAGAAATGTTATATATAGAATAACGGTCACATAGCTCAACAGGATAGAGCAACAGACTTCTAATCTGTAGGTTCGGGGTTCGAGTCCCTGTGTGATCGCCATATGCCCACGTAGCCCAACAGGTAGAGGCAAGAGACTTAAAATCTCTAAAGTGTCAGTTCGAACCTGACCGTGGGTACCAACAACAAAAGGAAAGAGCGTATGTCAAACGTCAACTGCCCTATCGTTAGTATCAAGACCGAAGCTGATATCGAAGAGTTCATGGCGCTTGTGCATCAAGGCAATACTGTTGGATATCAGCTAGATATCAATATCGAACGTGAAGAACACTTTCGTCTGATGAATTTGATCAACGAACAGTACAAGATGATGTTTGCGAATACGAATAAGAAATCTGCGCGAGTAGCTTAGGGGTCAAAGCCGGCCGCTCATAACGGTCTTATCGGGGGTTCAAATCCCTCCTCGCGCACCATAGTTCTATCTGGATATCGAAGATTGCTTCGTCGCAATGCCAGAAGACATTCGAGCCAAGTACGTGAGGCTCAGCCGAATTTGGGAGTGGGTGTTGGTACACGGGAGGCTCTTATAAAGCCTTTAGCACTAGATGGGTGTTCTTGACTAGGTTCGAATCCTAGCACTCCTACCACTTGACAGAGTAAACGAAATGATGTAATGTGTGTCTGAATTTGAGGAGATGTAAATGGTCAGAGTGACTTACGACTATATGGCGAAAGACGGTTTCTTGGAAACTAAGTCAGTCGTCTTCAATGAGATGAGGACTGCGTTCGCTCTGATTCGCAACCTTTCATACCATAATACAATCATCGGTAAGCCAATCTTGGAGCGTGCCTAATGGATATCATCGCAAGACTTGATAGAGTTTATGATGTGCTGAATGATCGTAATGAAAATATTCATGCAGCATCTGTAAATGACGCTATGAATGAGATTCGCGAAATGCGTACTTTGCTTAGGCGATATCTTGAAGATAAGTATGTAGAAGAAAAAAAGTTATCACAGGTTGACAGTCCTACAAAAATGTGATATAAATAGAAGTATGAAAACAAAACCTAACTTTACACATTCGAATACCTATTCAAAGCGCGAACCTCGTTGTGGTTTGTCGCGTTGGGTTCTTGTGATGTAGGCCTCAGGCTTACATATAGAAACAAGAACCCAGACCTAGTGTCTGGGTTTTTTTATGCCGCTGTTTGACAATTGAATATCTTTGTTTAGAGTGGACGCTCTCAACGTCCCTCTATTCATGGATGCATTCTTATAAGCCTAACGGGGTGATAATTGACGGTCATTATCTCTTACGCATAGGATGCATCTTTGAATAGAGTTTGCCCCTGTAGCCCAATTGGTAGAGGTGTCGGTCTTAGAAGCCGAAGGTTGTCAGTTCGAATCTGACCTGGGGCACCAAGTAATAGGTTGTCTGCGTCTGGACCTTCACGGTCGCAAAGACATTAAAATATAAGGTTCGCTCTTATATGCCTATATGAATATGCCCGTGTAGTCCAACTGGTAGAGGCAGCGGCTTCAAACTCCGCGTGTTGTGGGTTCGAGTCCCTCCATGGGCACCATCCTAACTTAGTGTTGTTGGTCAGCACGCCAGTTTGTGGCACTGGAAGACTTGGTTCGATCCCAAGAGTTAGGACCATTTAGAATTGTGTGGGCTGCGGAGACGGTGGGCCGCACTAGACTGTAAATCTGGTCCTTATAGGCGTTGGAGGTTCGAATCCTTCCTCACACACCAAATTCGCTGATGGGGCGGTATCGGCTATCGCAGTAGTCTCATACACTACTTAAAGTTGGTTCGATGCCAACCTTCAGCACCATGTTTCTTCACGGATACACCAGAGCCCGAAGCCTGCGCGCAAACCTTATGGCAGAGGTAGACTTCTCATTCCGTCTGATGGTACCTCAATTGACGGTGGTGACAGAAGTTAGATAGCTGGTGTATCTTTGAAGAAACATTTACGGGGAGTAGCTCAGTTTGGTAGAGCAGTTGCTTTGGGAGCATCAGGTCGTCGGTTCAAGTCCGGCTTCCCCGACCATTTTAAGAAAGGAGATACAAATGAAAGTTGATCTAAACGATATTAAACTTGTCTCTCCGAAACAAAATGCGGAGATCGTCAAGATGGTTTCTGAAGGCGTCATTAGCTCAAAGCAGGCTAAAGAACTTCTGACAATCATCATTGATATGAACGTTAAAGAGATTGAAGATTTTCTATCTCAGCATTTTGACTGCTGTTCTGTAGCTCAAAGGTAGAGCATTCGACTGATAATCGAAAGACCATGGATCGATACCATGCAGAACAACCATTCGGGGTTAGTTCAATCGGTAGAACAACGGACTTTGAATCCGTGTGTTGGTGGTTCGAGCCCATCACCCCGAACCAGTTTAGGACCCATAGCGCAATGGTTAGAGCAACGGTCTTTTAAACCGCAGGTTCCGAGTTCGAGTCTCGGTGGGTCCACCATATCTGATAAGTGTTACGGTAGCACGTCGGTCTCCAAAACCGAAAGCGTGGGTTCGACTCCTACATCAGGTGCCAGTTTCGCGCCCGCGACTTCGTGGCGCACCATCAAGTTACGAGTCTTAGAATTTCCTCCGTTGGTGTAGCGGTCAAACATACCCGCCTTTCAAGCGCGGAGAGCATCGGTTCAAATCCGATACGGAGGACCAAATTATCATCGTTCGTCTATAAGTGAGGACACATCTGCGGAGTCGGATGAGAGATAGGTGCAAATCCTATACGATGATATTCATATACGGACCGTTAGCTGAGTTGGTTTTAGCAGGAGACTCTTAATCTCTTGACGGGGGTTCGAATCCCTCACGGTCTACCAAAGAATTGGGGAAGTGCGCCGGAGTTGGTTACGGCAGGGTCTGCAAAACCTACGAATGCGAGTTCGAGTCTCGTCTTCCCCTCCATAACAAAAGGAAACGAATGGTTAAGAGCATTCACGGTAATCATGCTGGCAACGTCAACATGAAGGGCAAGAAGTATAAGCTCATGCGTTGTCGTTGTTGTGTTTGTTTGGACTTTCGTGATCGTGAGTTGAAGAAAGACCATACGAAAGAAATGAAGGAAGCGAAGAATGAGTTGGATCGTTATTGTTCCTGACGATGTTACTGGTGATATCGTTCAAGAGTTTTTGTCATACTATGATGCAGTTCTCTTTGCTGACTCTTTGCAGCATTACGGTGCAAAACTTCTTTATGATCTATAGGTCAGGTAGCTCAACTGAATAGAGCATTCGGCTACGAACCGAAAGGTTGAGGGTTTGAGTCCTTCCCTGATCACCATTTGAAAGGAAAACAAATGCTGCGTGTTATATCGTTATGTATCGGAGTGCCGCTATTAGCTGGTTGCGCGACGACTTCTTCTGATGCTGCAACAGGAACTATGACTGCTTCATGGTACATGCACGGAAAGAAGACAGCAAATGGTGAGCGATTCAATCCTAACGGAATGACCGCAGCACACAGAAATCTGCCATTCGGTACAAGATTGCACTTGACATACAACGATAGATCAGTTATAGTACGTATCAATGACAGAGGTCCTTTCGTAAGAGGAAAGCAACTTGATCTTTCACGAGGCGCTGCACAACAACTTGGTTGTATTCAACGCGGCTCCTGCAAGGTCATATATAGAGTAGTAGATTAGAGTTTATTCGCATGAACCCGAATTGGTATCGGGACCTGACTGTTAATCAGGCCACTGTAGGTTCGAATCCTACCATGCGAGCCAGTTTGAAGTGTTGGCTTATAGCCCTCTAAATAAACCAATTGATCATCGTTTAGGGTTAGCGATGA